CGCCTGATCAAGCTTATACATTAAGATATTATAGAATGAGAAAGATACAAGATATTACAGCTTCTACAGTTAATGGAGTAGAACAAAATATTGATATACCATTTAGAGCTTTTGAATGTATGTGTGCTGGTCTTGCTTATTATTTATCTAAAAAAAGAAGTGGAATACAACAAGCAACTAGAGCTGAATTAAAATTAGATTACGAACAAGCTTATGAAAGATTAATCGCAGGTGATGATACTCCATCTACGAGAATATTACCATCAACAAGTTATTATAACTAATGGCAAGATACGCAGATAGAAGTAATAAACCGCATAGAGCACCACATCAAAAATTTTCTGGTGGTAAATATGCTAGAGCTATATCTGATCGTTCTGGTTTAGAATTTCCATACAATGAAATGGTATTTGAATGGAATGGTAGTATGGTTCATAGTTCAGAATTTGAAAAGAAACAACCACAATTAGATTTAACATATTTTACTGATGCTGAATCTTTACAAGACGCTAGACCACAAGCTAATTTATCAGCTACTGGTGGTGTTCCTAATCAAATTACTTTAATATATCCATCTACATCAGGCTCTGTTTCTAATGTAGGTGTCGCACAAGCAAGCACAAATTTGTTATCAATTGGGCTAGGAAGTGTTACAGTGTCTACATGACAAATCAAAAAAAATTAGGAGTTATGATCGCAACTCCTTGTTATGGCGGTCAATTAACAGAATCATATTTACACGGTATTTTAAATGCTGTAACTGAGGCTGGTAAAAGAGGAATACAGTTACATTTAAATACTATGGGTAATGAAAGTTTAATTACTAGAGCTAGAAATACTTTAGTAACTCAATTTTTAGATGCTGATAAAAAAGATCCGAATAGATTTACACATTTAATGTTTATAGATAGCGATATAGGTTTTGGTGGAGAAGCTATAATGAGATTATTAGAAAGTGATTACGATGTAGCTTGTGGAATATACCCTAGAAAATCTATAGATTGGAATACTGTTAAATCTCATGCTGAAAAAAAAGATTATGAAAATTTAGAACAAAAAGCTTTAGGATATAATTTAAATTTTGCAAATCCTTTAAATATAGAAGTTAAAAATGGATTTACTGAAGTATTAGATGCAGCGACAGGCTTTATGTGTATTAAAAAAGAAGTATTTTATAAAATGATAGAAGCTTATCCTAATCTTAAATATACATCTGATCAAATAATAAATGGAGATAGATTTTCAAGTGACAATTGTTATGCACTTTTTGACTGTATTATTGATGAAAAAAGTAATAGATATTTATCAGAAGATTATGCTTTTTGCAGATTATGGCAAAAAATCGGTGGAAAGATATATGCTGATTTACATAGTCCTCTTACGCATTATGGTACATATGCTTTTAGAGGTCATGTATGGACTAAGTTTAAAGTTGAAGGAGTAGAAAACAATGCCAATGACATACAGCAGTCTAAAGACTGATATACAAACTTGGGCAGAAAATACCGGAACTGATTTTGTAGCTCAACTAGATACATTTATTGATAATACCCAATTAAAATTATCTAGAGAAATTGATCCTACAGGTTTTAATGAAAATGTAACTTCATCTACTTCAATAGGAGATAGATTTATAACACTTCCATCAGCAATTGAACCTATGCTTTTAAATTATTTAAATATAATAGATAGCTCTGGTAATAGAGTATTTTTAGAAATTAAACCATTAGAATATTTACAAGAGTATTGGCCTGATTCATCTTTAACAGCACAACCTAAATATTTTGCTAATTTTGATGATACTACATTATATTTAGCTCCAACACCAGATGCTGTTTACACAATGGAATTAGGTTATCAAGGAAGAATTAATCCATTATCTAATACTAACACTACTAATTGGTATACTGAAAATGCTTCTGATGCTCTTTTATTTGGTTGTTTATCTGAAGCAAATCTCTTTACAAAGAACATGGAAGACTATAATATATACAAACAAAAGTATGTCGAAAGTGTGGCTGCTATTAATAACGAAGCTCGTAGAAACAGAAGAACTGACTACAAGTTTCCAGGTAGTCCACTAGGCGAAAACACATTAACTGGAGGACAATAAATATGGCAATATCACAAGCGATTACAGTGTCGTTTAAGCAAGACTTAATGTCGCCTGGCGGAAACTTAGAAGCTCAGACATTGAAGTGTGCACTTTACGACAACACTGCAACTCTTAACCAAAACACTGCTGCATATATTACTGCTAATGAAATATCTGACACTGGTACTAATTACACTACTGGCGGTGCAACACTTACAAATGTTACTATCACTACTGATGGTACTACTGCAATTTTTGATGCTGATAACGTTTCTTTTGCAAACGCAACTATTTCAGCTCAAGCTGCATTAATCTACAATGCAAACAATAGTAATTCTTCTATTGCTGTATTAGATTTTGGAGGTGTTAAAACTTCTACTAACGGTACATTTGAGTTACAGTTTCCTAACGCAGACGCTACGAACGGCTTAATTAGAATAGCATAAGGAGATAAATCCTTATGGCAAGCACATGGAGCCAAGGTGATTGGAACTTAGGTACATGGAATAATTCTGTATCTGGTGCAGTCATAACAGGTGTATCAACAACAACTGATACAGGTGATTTTTCTTTCTTTTTAGGAAATGGAGCTGTATTTACTCCTTTAGGTGTTTCAACAGGAATAGATATTAATTTAGGTAATGGTTGGTCTAGAGAAGAATGGAATACTGGAGCATGGAATCAACCTATTGGAAGTATCATTGCTGGAAGTGGAACAATTTTTATTGAAGATGGACAATCTTTAACTGCTACAGCTAATAATATAACTGTTACAGCTAGTGCTCCTATTACCATTAATGGTGAAGAATTAATTATATCTCAAGGTGAAGAAACTGTAATAGGTACAGCTTCTCTAACTATAACTGGAGAAGAATTATTATCTGCAACTGTCAATACTTTTGCTGTGGCTGCAGACGGAGCTATAACTATTAATACTCCTACTTTTGAAGCTAATGTAGAACTAAATAATGATGGTATATTTGTAGGTTTAGCTTCTTTCTTAGATATAACTGGATTTCCTTTATTTGCTAATTTAGGAACGATTACAACTACTTCTGAAAATTTTATTCCGATAACTGGAGAAGAATTAACAAGTACAGCTAATACAATAACTATAAGTGCTGAACAAATATTATCTATGACTGGTAATGGAGTAACTATTACTTTGGCTGATATAGTACCTAATTCTGAAAACTTTTTATCTATAAATGGAAATCAAGCTAATACTAACATTACTTCTCTTAAATTTTGGGATCCAATTACAGGAAATGTTACTGAAGTTTGGACTAATATTCACTAGACAAATGGATACAAATATATATTATTTACAATAATTAAATTAAGGAGTATAAGAAATTATGCCATCAAGTTTTACATCGAGATTAAAATTAGAGAGACAAGCTTCTGGAGAAAACTCAGGAACTTGGGGTAATCTAGTTAATTATGTTTTTAATAGAATTGATTCATCAGTAAAAGGTTATCAATCAGTTGACGTTGCAGGTTCTGCTAATGTTACTTTAACTTCAAACAATTCAACATCTAATACAGACGATTCAGCAACAGATGATCAAGTACATAACGCTATATTAGAATTTACTGGTGCATTAACAGGAGATATTAATGTATTTACAGATGCTGTAGAAACTAAATATATTGTATTTAATAATACATCTGGTTCACAAACTTTAACTTTTGGCCCAACTGGTGGAACTGGTGTAACTCTTAAACAAGGTGCTAAAACTATAGTATATACAGATGGAACTACTATGGTTGATGTAATGGCTGATCTAGGTGATATAGCTATGACATCTGTAACTTCTTCAGGGAATGTTGCTGGTACAAATTTAAATGCTACCGCTAATGTAATTTCTATTGCAGGATCAGCTCCTAATGTTGCTTCAACAACAGCTAATGCTGATATTCTTTTATCACCTAATGGAGTTGCTGGAAGAGTTACATTTAATGGTGGTGGAAAAATTCAACAAGTTGCAGAAAAAGTTACTCAAGGAGCAACAGATTTTAGTGGTACTATTAATTTTGATGTAATTACTCAATCAGTATTCAGATCTACTTCTAATTCTACAGGAAACTGGACATTAAATATTAGAGGAGATAGTTCAAATTCTTTAGATTCAATTATGGACACAGGAGAATCCATAACAATAGTTACAATTGTTCCACAAGCTGATCCAGCATACTATAACTCGGCAGTTCAAATTGATGGATCAGGTGTTACTCCAGTATGGCAAGGTGGTTCTGCACCTACAGATGGAAATGCAAGTAGTCAAGATATTTATAGTTATACTATTGTTAAAACAGGGTCAGCAACTTTTGTTGTTTATGCATCACAAACACAATTTGCATAAGGAGATAATTTAAATGCCTTTATTAGGAACTAGAGGAGCTATATCAATAAGAGGATATGGATTTACTAGTAAGGCAGGTTTTGGTGCTCCCTATAATATTGATTATTTAATTGTTGGCGGTGGCGGAGGAGGTGGATCTCTAGGAGGCGGAGGCGCTGGAGGAGGTCAAAGATCAGGCACTGTAGAAGTTTTAACAAAAGCGACTTATACAATTACTGTCGGAACAGGTGGTCCAGGTGGTCCAAGTCCAAATGGAAGAGCTGGAGCAGATGGCGGTGATTCAATTATTGCAGGAGAAAACCCTACCTTTAACACAAGTGGAACTTTAGAAACTACCGGAGGCGGTGCTGGTGGAGGACACACAAGTAACGTAGGTAGACCAGGTGGTTCTGGCGGAGGAGCTGGTAATAACCAATCTCCAGGGCCTTTTGGAGTTGGTAATGCAGGAGGGTATTCTCCTCCTGAAGGAAATAATGGTGGATCTGCTGGATTTAATCCAGGTATTGGACCTCAAGCCTCTGGAGGAGGAGGCGGTGGTTCAGGTTCAACTGGTAGTAATGGAACAGGAAATGGACCTGGAGGACCTGGAGGATCGGGAGCAGCTAATTCAATTACAGGATCATCTGTCACAAGAGGCGGCGGTGGCGGAGGATCTACAAGAGAAGGTGGAAGATCAGCAGGTAGCGGAGGCTCCGGGGGCGGAGGCAACGGTACAAATAATGGTTCTACTGGTGGAGCCGGTTCAAATAATCTTGGCGGCGGCGGAGGTGGATCAGGATATCCTCCTTTTGCTCCAGGAGGTGCTGGAGGATCAGGAACTGTTATACTAAAAATATTAACTAGCAATTATTCAGGAACAACCACAGGTTCTCCTAGTGTTTCAGTATCGGGATCTTATACAATTTTACAATATAACTCAGATGGGTCTTATACAGCGTAGGTAATAATATGGCATATTTTGCAAAATTAAATGAAAATAATGTGGTTGAAAAAATACATAAAGTAGAAAATTCAGTTATTACAGATGCTAATGGAGTTGAACAGGAATCTTTAGGTCAAAATTTTTTACAAAAATTATATAAGAATAAAAGTATTTATAAAAAATGTTCTTATAATACAAGAGGAAATAAATATTATACACCACCTTCAAGTAATGAACTTGACCCAGATCAATCTAAAGCTTTTAGAGGATGGTTTCCTTATATAGGATTTATTTATGATTCTGAAAATGATAGATTTATTCCAAATAGACCCCATGATGATGCTAGATTAAATGAAGAAGACTTAGTATGGGAGCCTTTAATAGATTATCCTAGTGTAGTAACTTATGGAGATGGAACATCACAATATCTGATTGAATTTGATTGGGATCAATATAAGTATTTAGGATATGACCATTTAGAAAATATTTTTGAATGGGATCCCGAAACTTCTAGTTGGATATCTACATCTAATTAATTTTAAACATTAATATATTGTTTTAAATATAAAATATTTATATACATTGTATTTAAAATATGAAAAAAAATATAGAATACAATTTTTTTTATTCAGGTCCTTTGTTGTTTAAAACAACTTTGATTAAAAAAGATATAGATATTATTAAATCTTTATGTGAAAAAAATGAAACTAAAAGGTGTGATGAAAAATTAGCAGGAATTAATTGTGATCAATTTAATATTGATAGTGATAAATATCATCAAATTATAAAAAAATATTTAGACGTACATGCTGTTGCATTTGAGAATTGGTATGGAGAAAAAATAGCAACTAGATTAAAAACAAAGGTTTCTTGGGTTAATTATATGAGAGCAGGTTCTTCTAATCCAACCCATGTTCATGAAAATTGTAAATTTTCTTCAGTTTTATTTTTAGAGTTACCTAAAAACTATGACGAAGAAGTAAAATTTTTTAAAGGAACAGCTTCAGCTCCTGGTTTTATCGTATTTGATTTTGGCTGTATTTCTGATTTAAGTATTTATAAAAAATGTTTTAAACCACAAGTAGGGGATTTATTTATTTTTCCTTGGAATTTAACACACTCTGTAAATACTTTTTCATCAAAAGGAGAAAGAATAAGTGTTGCAGCTAATTTTGAATAATAAATTATGAAAGAAGATAAAATTTCATCCTCTTGGACGTTTAATTTAGATCATGTTGAAACTTGGGCATATTGGAAAAATATGTTTACTAAAGAAGAATGTGAAAAAATAATAAAGTTAGCTAATAAACAAAAGAAAAAACAAGCCACTATTTTTAGTGGAGTAAATAAAGAATATAGAGATAGTAATATTGTATGGTTGTATCCAGATAAAGAACTTGAGTGGGTATTTAGGAGAGTAACAGATGTTGTAATGGAACTTAATAGTAAATTTTTTAAATTTGATTTATTTGGAATGTTAGAAGGGTTTCAATTTACAAATTACAAAGCTCCAAAAGGAAGATATAAAAAACACGTAGATAGGGCATTTAATACTCAAGTTAGAAAGTTATCTTTAACCATAGAATTATCAGATCCAAAAAATTATAAAGGAGGAGAATTAGTTTTATATGAAGGTGATAAAGGTATTTTTATGGAAAAAGAACAAGGAATGTTAACTGCTTTTCCTAGTTTTGTTGTACACGAAGTAAAACCAGTTACTAAAGGAGAAAGAAATTCGTTGGTTTGCTGGATAACTGGTAAACCTTTTAAATAATGTCAATCGTAGTATTTAATGGTAGTCCTATATTTTTTTTAAATACTGATTTTAAATTAAGTAAAGAAGAAGAAGAAATTATTATAAAATTAAATTATAGAAAAGACAAATTTTTAGATGAACCAGATATTTCTCAAGAAATGTCTTTATTTACAAATAAAAAATTAAAAAGAATTAAAAATATAATATTTAATTATGTAGAAGAATATAAAAATAATATCTTACAAATCGAGGATAAATTACGCCTTGTGCATAGTTGGGCTACAGTAAATAATAATACAAATCATAGAATGCATGCTCATAAAAATTCATTAATAAGTTGTTCTTTTTATTTAAAAAGTGAAGGAAATAATAAAATAATATTTAAAAAAGAAAAAACTGTTTTACAAAAATGTCATTATTTAGATTATACAATAAAAGAATATAATGGATATAATTCACAAACTTGGAGTTTCGATACAAAACAAGGCAGCATTGTTATTTTTTTATCTGATCTACATCATGAATCTATTAACAAAGGAAATAAAGTTATGATTGGGACTAATTATTTCATAACAGGGAAAATAGGAAATAAAAAAAATTACACTTATTTGAAGATTTAATTAAATGAATTTAAAAACAATAGGAATTATTGGAGGGGGAACAGCCGGTTTAATAAGTGCTTTAATTTTAAACTCAAGATTTCCAAAACTAAAAATAAAAGTAATTAAATCAAATAAAATAGGAATAATAGGAGTTGGAGAAGGTAGTACAGAACACTGGAAAGAATTTATTGATTTTGCAAAAATAGATGAAAAAGAGTTAATAAAAGAAACAGATGCTACATGTAAATATGGAGTATATTTTAAAGATTGGACTAAGAAAGATTATTTACATCACGTATCGTATTTACATAATTTAAGTTTAGGACAATATAAAATAGGTTATGCTTTTAAAATAAAAAATAAAGAAAGTTTAATAAATAATTATATTTTAGACAATAAAATATCTACTTATTATAGGCCACTTCAGTATCACTTTAATACGTTTAAGTTAAATAACTATTTAATTAAGGTATGTAAAAATAGAAATATTAAAATAATAGAAGATGAAATTAACAATGTTGAAATTAATAACAAATCTATTTTAAAACTTAAAGGTATAAAAAATGATTATTCTTTTGATTTTTACATAGATGCAACTGGATTTAAAAAAGTATTGATTAAAAAGTTAGGAGCAAAATGGATTTCTTATTTAAAATACTTACCTATGAACGAGGCTATTGCTTTTCCTACAGAAGATACGAAAGAATATACTCCTTATACTTTATCTAAAGCAATGTCTTCTGGTTGGATGTGGAGAATACCTACTTATGGAAGGTGGGGAAATGGTTATGTATTTAATAATAATTACATTAATGCAAATCAAGCCAAAAAAGAATGTGAAGATTATTTACAAAAAAATATAGAAATTAGTAAAAACATTAAGTTTGAAGCAGGTACATTAGATAAATTTTGGATTAATAATTGTTGTGCTATTGGATTATCTTCTAGTTTTATTGAACCATTGGAAGCAACTTCTATAGGCACTTCTATACAACAGTCTTTTTTATTAATGCATTTAATATTTAACTATAATCAAAGTCAAATTGATTTGTATAACAAAACAATTATGGGAGTAATAGAAAATATTAGGGATTTTGTAATACTTCATTATTTAGTAAATAAAAAAGATTCTAAGTTTTGGAAAGAATTAAAAATAAATATACCTGAATCATTGCAAAATAAATTAAATTTATGGAAACATAGACTGCCTATTAAAGAAGATTTTAAACAAGGGTATTTATTATTCTATGAAAGTAATTTTATAATTATTTTATATGAACTGGGCTTAATAAATATTGATTTGATAAAAAAAGAATTTTTTAATTTGCCAAAAAATTACGAAACTAATATTAATGATTGGCTTATACAAAGAAAAAAAGAAGAAAATAATTATATAAAACATAAACTATACTTAGAACAAATTAGAAATGAATCATAAAATAATAGATAATTTTTTACCAAAAAAAGATTTTTTAAAAATAAAAGAAACAATATTAAATTTAGATTTTCCTTGGTATTATCAACCAGTTATAAATGATTTACATGAAGAAAATAAAAATGACTTAACTTGTTATTTTACTCATCTTGTCTATGATGATAAAATTAATAGTTCTTTTTTTGAAATATTGCGGGAGTTATTGTTGTCTAAACTAAATTATAATTCTTTAATAAGAGTAAAATGTAATCTACATCCACGTACAAATGTTTTAGAAAAACACAAATTTCATGTAGATTTTACTTATCCTCACAAAGGAGCTATATATTATATTAATACAAATAATGGTAAAACTTTGTTAAAAAATAATGTAGAAATTGATTCTATAGAAAATAGGTTATTATTGTTTAACTCATCAATAGAACATGCAAGTACATCTACTACTAATGAGAAAGTGAGAATTAATATTAATATAAATTATATATAGTTATGAATTTTACTTATAAGATTATTAAAAATGCTATTTCAAAAGAACAAGCTTCTTTTATACATAATTATTTTTTATTAAAAAGAGATGCTGTTAAATTTTTATATAATAATAGAATTATAGATGAAGATGACACATTAGCAATGTTTGGCACATGGAATGATCCTCAAGTTCCAAATATATACTCTAACTATGCTGATTTTGTAATGGAAACTTTATTAAGTCAAATGCTGCCTGTTATGAAAAAAAATACTAAATTAGATTTAATACCTACTTATTCATATGCAAGAATTTATGAAAAAGGATCTATTTTAAAAAGACATACAGATAGACCTAGTTGTGAAATATCTACTACACTTAATTTAGGAGGAGACCTTTGGCCAATTTATATAAAAGTTAATAAAAAAGAAATTAAAATCAATTTATCTCCTGGAGATATGTTAATGTATGCGGGATGCAAATTAGAACATTGGAGAGAAAAATTTAACGGAAATATTTGCTCTCAAGTATTTTTACATTATATTTTTAAAAATGGAAAGTATGACGGTTTTCACGATTTAGATTCAAGACCAATGTTAGGACTACCTCATTGTAGTAAAGTTTCTATTGATTTAGTATGATAATAAATAAAATTATCTCTTATTTAAAAAATAAAAAAATAAATTTAAAAGAAAAAGATATTCCTAATTTTTTAAAAATTTATAATAGATGGCCTAAAAAATATTTATGGGGACAACCTTCCGTAGAAATTATAAATGCTTTTGGAGAACCTCATCAATTTAAACTGTTTGACTCTAATCAAAATTTATTATTTGAACAATTTATTAAATATTATAATAATGGTTTTACTTTTGTTTTGTCTAATATATTAGATTTAAATGAAGATTTAAGAGAATTAGAAAATTATGTAGATGATTTAGTCGGAGGTAAAATTAATGGTAATTTTTATTTTGGAAAAGGAGTTTTAAATGGTTTACCTAGTTTTCCAGCTCATCATCATACATATCACGTTATTGTTAAACAGATATATGGAAAATGTATTTGGGAGATAGATGAGGAAAAAATACAACTTAAAGAAAACGACATTTTACATATAGAGCCATTTAAAAAACATCAAGTTGTTGAAAGTAAAGGCCCTAAATTATCTTTAACCTTGAACATAAATTTAAGAATGAACAAATAGATTCAGTAAAAAATAGATTAATTTTAACTATCTTTAATATTTAAAAAATAGTATAGTTTTTTGTTTAATAAGGTATATAATAAATAATTATGCCATTAACTCAACTTAATTTTCAAGCTGGATTAGATACCGAAAACACCGAAACAGGTGCAGAAGGTAGATGGACAGACTGCGATAAAATTAGATTTAGAAAAGGACTACCTCAAAAAATAGGCGGATGGACTAAATTTAGTCAAGATTATTATGTAGGACGACCTTCAGGTATAGCTTCTTGGATTAGTTTAGATGGTACTCGTTATCAATCTATTGGTGGAGATAAAAAAGTTTATATTTATCAAGGTGGAACTAATCAAGACATTACTCCTATTAGACAATCTAATACTTTAACATCTGTATTTACTACAACGGATACTAGCTCTAATGTAATAGTCAATCATTCAAATCATAAAGCAACTTTAGGGTCTTTTATAATCATATCTAACGTATCAGCTAATGTAGGAGGTATTACTACTACAGATTTAGAAAACGAATTTGAAATTGTAGCTATTAATAATTCAGACGCTTATACTATTACAACACCTGGTACAGCAACTTCTACAGTAACTGACTCTGCTAATGCGGATATATCTTATCAATTAAATATTGGTCCATCAATTCAAACTTTTGGATATGGTTGGTCAGCTGGTACATATTCAGAAAGCACTTGGAACACTCCTAGAACTACTTCAGAAGTTATATTAGATATGAGACAGTGGTCTTTAAATAATTGGGGAGAAGATTTAATTTTAACTGTAAGAGATGGAGCTACTTATGAATGGGATGAATCAAACGGTATGACTGATAATAGAGCTACAGTTATTGCTAATGCTCCTACATCTTCTTCTTTATCTGTAGTTTCAACAGAGACAAGACATTTAATTTGTATGGGAACAGAAACTACTATTGGTGACGTATCTACACAAGATAAATTATTTATAAGATGGTCAGATCAAGAAAATTATAATTTTTGGACTCCTAACGCAACTAACTCAGCAGGGTCACAAAGAATTGCGGGAGGTAGTGAAATAAGATCAGCTAAACCTGCAAAAGGTACTATACTTGTATGGACAGATACAACATTACATTCAATGTCTTTTATTGGTCCACCTTTTATATTTGGCTTTCGTCAACTTGGTAATGATTGCGGAGCTGTTGGATTAAATAGTGTAATAGTAATAGATGACGTAGCTTACTGGATGTCTGATGGACAATTCTTTAGATTTGCTGGTGCTGTTCAAGAAATACCTTGTCCAATATTAAATCATGTATTTGACGATATAAATAAAACTCAATATCCTCAAGTATATGCTGGACAAACTTCTGACTTTTCTGAAGTTGTTTGGTATTACTGCTCTGCTGATTCTAATTTTATAGATAAATATGTAATTTATAATCATTTAGAAAATAGTTGGTATTTTGGTAATTTATCAAGAAGCACATATATAGATAATGGAGTAGAAAATAATCCATTAGCCACAGAATATTTAGCTAATTCTACAGCGAATACATATTCAACTATATATGGTCTTACACCAGGACGAAGTTTAATCTATCGTCATGAAGATGGTGTCGATGCTGATGGCGAAGCAATTAATGCTTACATACAATCAGGTGATGGTGACATTGCTGATGGAGAGAATTTTACTTTTATAAATAAAGTTATACCTGACTTTAAAAATCAAACAGGAAACGCTACTATTACTTTATCAGCTAGAGATTATCCTAATAGCTCTAAGACTACAGGAGAAGTCATTACAGTGTCAAATACAACAGCTTTTTATAATTCTAGAATACGAGGTAGACAATCTTCCATTAAAATAGAAAGTGACGAATTAGGTAGTAATTGGCGATTTGGTACATTAAGAATCAATGTAAGACCAGATGGAAAAAGATAAATATAAGATTAGATTAGCTCGTATAGATGATGCTGTAAGAATACGAGAATTATTGAAAACATGGCTTGTAGAAGCTCCATTTAACTTTGGAAATACTAATAATAAAAAAGCTCTAGAAAATATAGTATTTTACATTCGTAATAGTTTTGTTATAGTAGTGGAATATGAAAATAATATTGTAGGAACTATGGCTGCTACAATAGACGAAACTTGGTATAGTGATAAAAAGTTTTTAAGAACTTTATGGTTACATATACATCCTAAGTATCGAAACTTTCATATCTTTAAAGCTACTATGTTAGTGTTTAAAGAATACGCATTGGCTAATAAGCTTACAGCTATATGCGAAATATTTCAAGGTAAAGACGTTGAAAGAAAACACAACGCCTTTGTCAAATTAGGATATAAAAATATTGGAGGAACATATATAATCAATGGGTAGTATTTTTAAACCATCAACAACTGTCGTTTCAGCACCACAACAACAAACGACTTCATATCAAATTCCTGAATACTTTAAAGAAATTCAAGAACGTACTTTAAGACGTGCTGAAGAAGTAGGATCACGTCCTTATCAAGCTTATACTGGTCAACGTATAGCACAATTAACGCCAGAAGAAATTATGGCAGGTAATGTTGTATCTCAAGGAATACTTCCAACAGCACAAGGTTTAGGAGCTATAGGAGCACAAACTTTTGATACTGCAACAATGCAACAATATATGAATCCTTATACTAATGCTGTTATAGAATCGACACTGTCTGATTTAGGAGAAGCTTATGGTCAACAACAAAGAGGAATGGCTGCGCAAGCAATTGGAGCAGGAGCTTTTGGTGGAAGTAGAGAAGGTGTAGAAAGAGTTTTAGGAAGAGAAAGATATTTCGATCAAGTTGCTGATACATCAGCTAGATTAAGGCAAGCTGGTTTTGAATCAGGCGCACAAAGATTTGCGCAAGATAGAGCTACACAACTTGGTGCACAACAAGCTCAGTTACAAGGATTAGCGGGAGCTGCTGCAGGATTATCTCAACAAGGAGCAACTGCTAGAGGTATTGAACAAGCAGGACTAGCTGAAGCTTATAGAGATTTTATTGAAGAAAGAGAATATCCAACTGAACAAGTTAGACAAACTATTGGTGCATTAGCAGGAGCACCTATAAGAACTTATGGAGAAGAAAGATCAGGTTTTGTGGGAACACCAGTAAGTGGACCTAGTACCTTTGGTCAAATTGCAGGTGCAGCAGGAGCTTTAGCACCTTTCTTTTCTGATATAAGATTAAAGAAAGATATTAAACTTGTAGGTCAATCTACATCTGGTATTAATATCTACAACTTTAAATATAAAGGTGATGATAAAGTTTATCAAGGAGTTATGGCACATCAAGTACCAGAAGCTTCTTATGTACACGATAATGGTTACTTAGTTGTTGACTACTCTAAAATTGATGTAGAGTTTAAACAACTTAATTAGGAGTATTAATATGGCTTTAAAATTTCTTCAAACAGAAGACGGTCCAGTTAAAATACAATTGAATGAAGAATCATACAATAAATTACCTGAAGAAGAAAAAATGAATATAGAGATAGCTGAAGATGCTGGTTATCTTACTTCTGCTAAAAGTCAAATAGGTAATTCTAAAGGAACTATTCCTAAAGAAACAGTTACATCAGATAAAATAGAAATAGATGCTGGATCTGCTTTAGCAAATCAGTTTATGAATTTAACTGAAGATAAACAAGCTCAAGTTTTAGAAAATATTGGTTTATCTAAAGTAGAAGCAACTAGTGATAAAGATTTATATAAAAATTTATCTAAAGAAGAACAAGAACAATTTAGAAGTAAAACTAATACAAAGAAAACTGGTTTTATTAAAAGCGCAGGAAAAGCTCTATCTAATATAGCTGATAAATTAGAAACTAATATAGAGGCAGTAATGGCTGACCCGGGAAAAAGAGCTTTATTTTATGCGGGTCTAACTACCGTTGATGAAGCATCGAGAATCAAACCTATTACACAAGCAAAGTCACCATTAGGTATGGTAGCTAGTGGTTTAAAGGAAGGTACACAAAGAGTTAAAGCGGAAGAATTAGCAAAAGCTAATGTTGAAGCAAAAAGTAAATCTGCTCAATTAGCTAATCAACTTAAAATGTTAGAATTTCAATTAAAAGCTGACGAACAATCACCTTACGAAAAACAAATGACAGATTCTTTAAACAAAAAATTAGAAGGTATATTATCAGCTACATCAACAGTTCCTTTATATGGTGGTATGAAAAGATTAGTTAAACAAAGAATAGATAGTAATAATTTTGAAATACCAACTGGTGTAATTAGATCAAAACTTCCTGGTGCAATTCAGTCAATAGCTGACTTACTTCCTAGTGATGTAAAAGCAACTTATGCTCCAGATTTTTTTCAAGCAACAGAAGATGATGCTGCATTTATAGGTAAGTTTAAAAAATTAAATACAGATATTGTTCTTGATAAAATTTCTAATACTAAATTAGTTCCTGTATCTGATAGAGATGTTGTTTTAGTACAACAAACTGTAACTCAACCTGAAAATACTCCTGCTGTATTTTTAGCAACATTAAGATCAGGTGATGCTTATAATTATTTAAATGCTAAAAAAGTAGAATATGGAGATATTTTTAAATCAGAACGAGGATATAAAAGAGGAAGCAATAGAAACTTTGATAGTGAGTTTTTAACTCGTGGTGCTGAATTAATTAGAAATGAAATATTTGCAGAATATGGAGAAGACAAAATAAGACAAGAAGCTAAAAAATTAGGTTTCGTTCAAGACTATAAAAAATATCAAGATCAAACAGAAGACTTTTCACCTTACGCTTTAGCAGAAGCTAGAGCTTCTTTAGATATGGGTGGTATAGATAAATATGGTCAAATGAAATCTTCAGCTGTAGTAACAGGTGGAAAAACAACAGTTACTGTTCCTGGTACAAAAGATGAAGTAAATCCAGATAATTGGAAAGACAATCCAGCTTATAAAAATATCGGTAAAACTAAACCAACGGATTAAAACATGAGTAGTGAAAATTTAAACTTAACTACTGATGTAGAAGAAACTACAAACGTAGAAGAAAATACTAATACTCAACCAGTAGAAAAAACTAATACTCAAATTGAAGATGTATTCAAAGGTGCAGATACAAGTAGAGCTACAGAACAAAAAATAGAAACTGAAACACCAGCAATAGTCTCAGGAAGAGGAGCAGAATCACCTTCTCCATTTGATAAACCTTTATCAAGTAAAACTCAACAAGTGTTTGATGTATATAATGCTTTTCAAAAAGATATAGGTCCATACGTAACTTTTGATGAAGCTAAAAGTATTATTGATAGTAACTATGACAACGATGCTTATTTAAAAGTAATAAAAGATGTTGAAGCAAGAAAAGCAGAAGATTTACAATCATTTGCAAATGAAGGTAGAGATTATAATTTAATTCAAGATGGTTTATCTAATATTAGAACTAAAGTTGCAGAAGGTGGATTAGAAGATTTATCTAAATCTTTAAATGCAGAAAATTTTTCTACTAATTTTAATTTAATTAAAAATTTTGTAGATGACGATGATATATTTAGAATGGGAGGTATCAATCCTGAATTACCAGGAGCCAATAAAAAAACTAGATCAATAATGAGTTTTGCACTATACGATGATGCTACTATTGCAACACAAGCTAAAGATGCTATAATTGCAAGCTTACCTGAAGATGTTCAAGAAAAATATAATAGTTTAAATTATAAAGGAAAAAAAATTCATGTTCAAAATTATCAATTTGATGATGGTCAAAAAAGATTAATATTTAAAATTCCTGAAGAATTAGGTGGAGATAATAAATATCAATTATTTAATAAACCTGGAATAACATTTGAAGACTTTGCAGGTTTTACTGGAGAATTAGTACCATTAATTTCAGAAATTACAGCTGGTATTGCATCAGCAAAAACAGGACCTGCTGGTGTAGCTTTTAATACAGCAATAGCAGGCGGTGCTGCTGAAATGTTAAGATTATATATAGGAAAAAATTTAGGAGTTAATCAAGATTTAACAGAAAATGAAATAATCGAGCAAGGTGTTAAAAGAGCTTTAGTAACAGGAATATCTACTAGAATAGCTTTTCCAGTTTTTGATAAAGTAAATAAATTAATTAAAAATGTTGCAGCTAAATTTATACCTTCTTCTACTGGAACTTTATCAAATAAAATAATTAAAGATGTAATTTATAATTATAAAAATGGTTTAAACAAAGATAAAGATACTGATACCTTTATTAAAGAATTAAAAGATCAATTAACTAGACCAGAGGATGAAGGCGGTGCTAATTTAGATCCAGCAGAAGTTGATAAATTTATTAAAAAAACTTTTGCAAATAATAATCCAGGTACAGCTATTTCTGAATTAGAAAAATCTATAAAAGTATCTCCACAAGGTTTAGGCACAAAAAGAGTAGGAGACATGGTTGGAGCAGAAGGTGAAGCTGCAGCTGTTAAATTAGAAAAAGAAAGTATTGATGCAATTAATGATTCAGTACAAAAAATATTAGGTATACGTTTTAAAAAAGTTGGTCCTGGAGTAACAGAAAGAGATTTATTTGATATACCTATTTTAGAAGCTAAACAATTAGCAAGAAATAATAAAATAAGATTAACTAATGTATCAGAAAAATTAAATACAGAATGGAAAAATCTATCAGACAATGTTTATAACAGAATAAAAACTAATCCCGAAGAATATAATTTTAACAGTATTTTAATGAATTTTATGACAGATTTAAATACTGGAAATTATCAATTAGGTAATGTATTAAGAGGAAAAATAAATGATTATCATAAAAATACTTTTATTAAAATACCTAAATCAAGTGTAAAGATAACTTCACCTAGTAAAATTTTTAATGATGCAGCAAATGTATTGAAAGGTAGAAGAAAATTTTTAAAAGGTAAAGATGATAGTTTTAGTGTTAAATTAAAATCAGAGTATGATGATGCTATTAATACTTTAAACTTTTTAAAAGGTCAATTTCAAACTGGAAAACAAATAAGATATATTGATGCTATTAATGCTAAAGGATTAATGGAGGATATTGCTCAAACAAATCCTAAATTAGCCGAACCATTAAGAAATGCTTTATTCACTTTAAATACAGCAATTAATACATCAGCACCTAACTCTGCTAAATTAGCTGCTCAACATAGTCAATTTATTTCTGATAGAGCTATACTTAGAGGAAAAGTATTAGGAAATATTACTAAAAGTTTAGGAGGAACAACTAGAGGATCTGTTGCTGAAGCTAAAGCAGTTAGTGAAGATTTTTTTCCAATGTTATTTGGAAATAAACCAGAACAAATTGCAGCGACTAGATACTTAGGAAATATTATAAAAGGTAATACTAATCAATTAGATCAAAAAATGATTAGCGATTTTAAATTAACTATTCTTGATAGATTTATAAAAGAAACATCTGGTCCTAATGCAATATCGCCTGCTAAATTTAAAGAAAAATATTTTCAATCTTTAAAAAATGTTTTTGATACAGAAGATTTAATGGACTTTAGAAATTTAGTTGCTGCTAAAAATAAAGTAAATAAAATTCAAACTAAATATTTAACTTTAAGTGCTAACGCACAAAAAACTTTAAAATTATTACCAGATGCAGATGTATCAGATATAACACCAGTAATGATTTCTGAAAAATTATTTGATCCAAAAACTACACCTAAAATGATTAATCAATTTTTTAGTTCTATAAATAAAAATCAAGGTGATGAAATTAAAGGTTACTTTATGAAACAACTTTTTGATGATACGAAAAGTTTTTCTGGTATTTTAGGTAAAGATACAGTTGATGGTGGAAAATTATTTAAGTGGTTTAGTAATGGAAGAAACCAACAAGTATTTGAAAATTTATTTGGTGCTAAACAAACTAAAAATATGAAAGTATTATCAGCTGCATTAGAATTTATGCAAAGACCAGAAAAATATATTAAAGCGGGTATGATGTCTAAAACTGAACAAGACGCTGTAAGACAAACTGCAACTCGTATGATATATGGACCTTTATCACATGAAAACGTTTTAATTAAAGGTGCTTTATTCTTTTTAAATAAATTAGATACTAAATTAGGAAAAGAATTATTTGATTATGATTTTTTCGTAGAAAAATTTAAAAATAGTTATGCGTTTAAATATGCTCCACAATTAAATGACGAAGCTTTTCAAAAATATTTTAATAGATATGATGCTGGTTTTACTCAAAGAATATATACTGGAACTACAGCAGCTATTGGTGGATCTGGAACAGAGCAAACTATTAGAGGTACGTTAGAAGAAGAAACAGGTCAACCTACTTTACCAGTATTAGAAACTATAGCATCAGCACCTTTTGTTGGGGGCCAACAAACTGTAAAAGCTTTTAGAGGAAGTTTAAATGATATATTAAGTGCTATTGACAGTAGTGATTCTACTAAAAGAACAATAAGAGAATATAAAAAATTTCAAGAGAAAGATAGTGAGTGATACCAAAAAATAAAGGTTGTTTCGCAGAAAATTTAGCTATCTGTTGGTTACAAGAAAATAATTATTTTGTATTTACTGGTTGCCAAACACATTCGGCTGTAGACTTAGTTGCAGTAGACCCTGTTACTTTTAAAACTAGATTATTTGATGTTAAAGTAGAAAATAAAAGAAAAGATGGAAGCTCTATATCTAGAGTACCTAGAATTAAAAATAAAAATATTGAAATA